GGGGTCTCTGGGAAATCAGCGATGATTTCTCTCGAATCACAAGACTGTGTCGCAGTGCATAGTCTAACGACTAAACACAGTTTTCCAAATGGAGGAGTCCACATATGTTAGACGATTCGAGACTGAGGATACGGAAAGTACCAAATAAAAGAGGTTCTACACCAGTGAAAACTGGTGATTGGGACGTCTTCTTTGGCGGTAAGTGGCAACCTAATGGCCCACAAACCGTTCCACAAGTGAACCCTTATGAGTTCGTTGAGTCGACACGAGATGAAAAGCATAAACGCGATTCAAATGGTGTTTGGCTCGGTGGAGGTCCGTTCCTAAATATTAAGGTCTCGATGCCTAAGATGCCGGTACAAGGTATCGGAACTTACAGCTCTGAACCCAATTCATATTGGGTTTCGGGCGTAGGTTTTGTACCTATACGATACAGGGGAGGATTTTATAATCCTCAGTTTACTGGTGATAACTACTCAGATGCAGATTATGCAAATGTAGAGAAAATCACCGGTACCACGTTCGCAGTACCGTCGCTTGACGTATGGAGTACGGAAGCGTGGGCTAAGACCGCGCCGAAGCTTGAGAAGGCTTCCGGATTCACCGCTCTCGCCGAGAGTCGTGATACAGCACCTATGCTGTCCACAACCGCTAAAGGTTTCTCAGATATCTGGGAAACTGCTAGGGGTGTTACTCAAGTGCTAAAGCAAAAAGGTGGAAAAGGGAAGCTTGGCATTATGGCACCTGGTGCCATTAGTGACCAATATCTCAACCATCAGTTTGGATGGGCGCCTTTTATCTCTGATTGCCGTCAATTTTTGGATAATAACCAAAAATTTATGCAGTACTATGATCGAATGATCAAGTACAACGGAAAATGGAGACATTATAGGCGTACTCTGCTAGACGATGTTAAGAGGACGAAGTTGGCTTCAGGTAGTGGCATGCGGTGTTCACCGTCAGGCTACATATTTGAAAACCTTCTTCTACGACCTGGAAGTTACGCTTCTTGGGAAGTATGGGAGGAAACTTATTCTCTCGTACAAACCTCGGGCGTCTTTAGGTGGTATGTCCCCGATGCTGATATGAACTATCCGAATAATTATCCGGAACTGTCAGTACTCTATGCATGGTTAACCATGCAGGGATTACGTGTATCACCATCGTCTGTCTGGCGTGCAACTCCTTGGTCATGGCTCGCCGATTGGCAATTCCATATCGGTCGTAATTTAGACCGTATAACGGAAGCGCTATACGACGGAGTCGTGTGCAAATACCTGTATCTAACAGGTCACACAATAAGACGGGTTGTACTATATCAGTACATGCCCTTTATTGGAGGTGATCGCATGTTTACTTTTGATCGTAGGATCGAAATTAAACAACGCAAGGAAGCAGGTAGTCCATTTGGATTCGACTCGCCATGGGAGACTTTAACTCCGTGGCGTTTATCCATTCTCGCGGCTCTCGGCATCAGCCGTAGTAGTCCGCGTTAATGAGTCGTCTGATGCCTACGGATATCATGTGTTTTGGGAACACACGTGATTGCATCAGGTAAACCCCAATTACTTATGGAGGTCAACCTCAATGTTTTCCGATCCGCAAAGTGTTACCGTGAATGCTGTGGCTCAGTCAATGCCTCGTGTTTCGACTAATGGGTTATCAACCCAATATTCGAAAGCTGATGGAACTTTTCAGTTGAAAATTTCTCATCAGGAGTTGCCTGGTGGACGTATTAAGTCCATGGCTCGCATTGACCAGAAAGCTATCGTTACTAATCCGTTGGATTCAACCAACGATTATGATACGCTTAGCTTTTGGGTTGTGATTGATAGACCCGGTTACGGGTTTACTTCTACACAAACCGACCAGCTCGTGACCGGGTTTAAAACCTGGTTAGATTCTACAGCAGTGGGAAAACTGTTTGGTAAGGAGTCTTAACTCCATACCACGCAAATCCCCTGTTTTTCTGTAGTGGTACCACTTAGGCTGGTGCCATTATGGCATCAGCTAGGAAGACTACGAGGCTTGATTGCCGGCCCCCATTAGGAGGTGGCAATGAAAAGCAACGTAAGTGACTCTCTAGAGTTACTAGGATGCATCTATAAAGATGCGACTAGTAAGTGCATCGCTGATGTCTCTGATTTACGTGACCTAAAAACAATTAGATCACGGGTCGAAGATGAAGGTTTATCCTTTTTAACGATAACCCTTCCCCATTTTTGTCAAGATTTTGAAAAATCTCTTGCAAACGGGTATATAGACTCAAATGACTTTCGAGAATTTCGAAAGTATAAAGCAATCCCCGCATTTCTGCGAGGTATGCTTAGTCTAATCTTCGACTGTGAGACTGGAAGGATTAACGACTATGAAGAAGATTTTCCCTCAGTTGTCGAAAGCGTTCGGCAACTCTGCCTTACGTTCAAGAAACTGGAGGTCGACTGTACGCCCAAAAGGACGGCGGCCGCATTCTCTTCATACATCGAGATTGAGCAATCTCTCAAGATGTTTTCAGTGCCAAAAGTCGATGCAGATGAATTTCTTTCTGTATCGGCTGTACTTTGGGATAATGTTCTTAGTACTATTAATGTACAAGACTGTCTTCCCAAGCACGGACCTGGCGCAACTGCTGAGGGTATTTCTGGAAATCAGAAATTTCATTGGCAGTTTTGGCACGATCGTTTGGAGCCTTATTTCCCTTTGATTGGAAATGCATACCCTTTGGGTATTGCACTCGAATCTAAGGAGCTCCAAGATGTTGCGATCGTTTTGCCGGAGCAAGAACGACCCGTACGGGTCGTTGCTGTTCCGAAAACACTTAAGGGACCCCGAATTATTGCAATTGAGCCCGTGTGCATGCAATATGCACAACAGGGGATTCGTAACGTGCTTTATGACGTTATTGAATCATCTAAGTTCTCAAAAGGTCACGTAAATTTTCGTGATCAATCTGTGAACCAGACTCTCGCAATAAGCGCTTCAAAGACAGGTCAATTTGCAACGATTGATCTCTCTGATGCTAGTGATCGCGTTCCGCGGTCGCTCGCTTTGGAGATGTTTCGTAGTAATCCCGATTTAAGGGATGCTATTGATGCATGTCGTTCAACGCATGCAGCTCTTCCAGATGGCCAAGTAATTGGTCCTCTTGAAAAGTTTGCATCTATGGGTAGTGCTCTCTGTTTCCCTATTGAGGCTATGTACTTCTACACAATATGTGTAGTAGCCTGTCTAAAGGGATCAGACCTTCCTGTGAATCGCCGTAACGTATACTCTGTTACGCGCGGTATTTACGTCTATGGTGACGACATAGTCGTTCCGTCGACGCATGCGATGATTGTTCTCGAACACCTGCGCAAGTACAATTGCAAGGTGAATACCAATAAGACTTTCGTTGGTGGATACTTTCGAGAGTCATGTGGTATCGACGCCTTTCGAGGATATGTGGTAACACCTACATATCTAAGAAAGGTTCGTCCTGAGAACAAGCAGCAAGCCGATAGGCTAGTTTCATGGTCTGCTACCGCTAATCTCTTTTACAAAAAGGGATATTGGCAGACAGCCAGGCTCATGTTTTCAAAACTTGAGTCGATCTTGGGGCCTTTGCCCTTTGTATCCGAAACTAGTTCCGGACTTGGCCGTACTTCATTTTTAGGGATGAGGTCCATCGGAAGATGGAATCCTCATCTCCATCACTTTGAAATAAAGTGCTGGGTTCCTAAACCTATAAGTCGCACTGACTTATTGGATGGGTACGGTGCCCTAACCAAGAGTTTCCTAAAGCTGGAAGACTTGAAAAACCTTCCTCTCTCTAGGGATGCTCTTGAATTAGAGCGTTCTGCACTGCACGGCGCAGTTGCACTAACTCGCCGTTGG